AGAAGGAGAGAGAGTACATTTGTAATTTTATAATGAGTAAATTAGAAACAAATCAAGTCGATCCAGCTACAGGCACTACGTTAACATTAGGCACGAGTGGTGATACGATAACAATTCCTTCAGGAGTAACCATCGCTAACTCTGGAACAGCAACAGGATTTGGTGGAGATAATACACCATCTTGGTCGGCAACAATAGATTCAAATCAAACATTAAGTGATAGCACAGATACATTATTGAATTTTGATAATGAAACTTATGATACTGATGGAGCCTATGATACTAGCAACAAAAGGTTTACAGTTCCAAGTGGAGAAGCTGGAAAATATTTTATTACAACTTTCTTTAGAGCTAGTGCTTTAACAAATGTAACATCACAATTTAGATTGCAGATAAGAAAAAATGGCTCTGCTTTTAGACAAGTATATTTGTATTCTGGTGCAACTGGAACTGCTTTGTTTAATTATACAAATGATAATGGAAATCATGCTTTTCATTTATCAACAATTATGGATTTATCAGTTGGAGATTATGTTGATGTAACAGCACTCTATGACACAACTGGGGATTTTACAATTCAAGGATCAGGAACTGGTTTAAGAAGTGAATTTAGTGGATTTAAATTAATTGGGGTTTAATAAATTATGGCAAACGGAACATTAAAAGTATCGAATATACAAACGAGCAGTGGATCAGGGACTATTACTATTGGTCAATCTGGGGAGACTATTACTATTCCTTCAGGTGCTACAGTTTCTGGTGCAGGTGCAAATACTCCATCTTTTTTTGCAAGGTTAAGTGCAGATCAAACTTTATCAGATAACACTTATACAAAAATAGTGTTTAATACAGAAGTTTATGACAGCGATACTGCTTATGACACGTCAACTGGACGTTACACAATACCTAGTGGAGAGGGTGGTAAATATTCTATTTCATATCAATTGCTTTTGTATGATGCAAATGCACAATTAACTGGTGGTAGAGCATCTTTATATAAAAATGGTTCCTCTTTAGAAGAACAAATTTTAGATATGGAAGGTTCAGGAGATAAATATTTTTATAATAGCACAATGGGAACTAATATTATTTTAGATTTATCAGCTAGTGATTACATTGAAGTTTATGGCAGAGGAAATACTTTAGATAGTGGTACTTTTGTTATAGATGGAGATACTAATGGTTTTTATTCTTTTTTTCAAGCATACAAATTAATAGGAGTATAATGACAAGTATATTAAAAGCAGATAACATACAAGACGCAGACGGTAATAACATTATCAACGAAAGTAGTAACACTATTACTATCGGTGCATCTGGTGACACGATTAGTATTCCATCTGGTGCAACTATAGCTAACTCTGGAACAGCTACAGGGTTTGGAGAAAGTAATCTACCTTATTTTTATGTAACAAGAAGTTCAAATCAAACTATATCACTTTCAACATTTACTACTATTCAATTTAATTCAGTTGAATTAGATACTGCTTCTGGATATGACACAAGCAATTATAGATACACACCAAATGTTGCAGGAAAATATTTTTTTCAATTTGTACTTCAAAGCACTTATGGTGGTACAGCACCAGTAAATGAATATGCAAGATTAAGAAAAAATGGATCAAATGTTGCAGAAACTTCTGCAAGAGGAAATGGTCATGGATATGGTAGTATTACTCAAGCATCTGCAATTTTAACAATGAATGGTAGTTCAGATTATATTGATGTTCAAGGATATGGAGATTCTGGAACAAGTTATATTTTAGAAGGAGATGGAACTATACAAAGAACTTATTTATTAGGATATTTAATATCAAAAACATAGGATAAATTATGGCATTAACAAGATTAGGACTAAATCAATCAGTAAACTTAGCAAGCAATGTTACAGGAACATTGCCCGCGGCTAATGGTGGTACAGGTGCAACTAGCTTTTCACCTGGTAAGATTTTGCAAGTAAAAAGTGTTAATTATTCAACTGCTGAAACAATTACCGCTACATCTTTTACAGCAACTGGATTAACTTTAGATATAACTCCAGCCTCATCATCTAATAAAATTTTAATTATTTGCTCACCTCATATTAGATTAGATAGAAGTACTGATAATGCAGCTTGTAAAATAGCGTTATATAGAGATTCAACAGCAATTATGGAAGATGATGCAACAAACGCATATTTTATTGAAGGAGGTGGAATATCAGCAATAGATTTAAGAACAAAACAATCTTATGAATTTTTAGATTCTCCATCAAGCACATCTTCAATAACTTATAAATTATATATAGCAAACCAAGATGCTGGTTCTAGTGGACAAGTACAGTTAAATTGGAATAGCGGTAATATAAACTCATCTTTAACATTAATGGAGGTAAGTGCATGATTACTAAAGCGATATTTAATATTAATCCAAATGCTGAATTTAGAATTGTTGGAGATAATATAAATAATATTCAATGGTTAAATGGAACAACACCCATATCAGTAGCTGATATAGAAGCTAAGATGGCAGAGTTACCTACTGATGAAGAAGAAAAAATTGCTAGAAAAACAGATGCAGCTTCAGGTAAACAAAAACTAAAAGATCTAGGATTAAACGACGCTGAGATAAAAGCACTGACAGGAGCATAATAAATGCTCGGTCATAGTTCCATATCCGCTACACCGATAGCTACATCATTATTTGATCCAAATGTATCAATAAACGTTTCAGGTAACGCGCTTACAGTATCTGTTGGAGCAGCTACAGCTTTAGCTGGTTCGGTATTTGATGTAACTGGTAATGCTCTCACAATCAACACTGGATCTGTTACTATTGAAGCAGATGCTATTATTAACCCTGGTGGAATAGCATTTACCCTAGGTGCTGGAACCGTTACAATTGAAGCTTCTGCTGTAACTTCTGTAACCGGAAATGCGTTGACGATGGCCACAGGGTCTGTTAGTATCATCGCTGAAGCAAATGTAACGCCAGATGCAACACCTTTGACAATAACTGTCAATGATGCTACGGCAATAACATGGAGTGAAATTGATCCAGGTGTAAGTAATACTTGGACAGAAATAAAACCTTATTAATATGGCATCAACTTTTTCAACAAACTCAAAACTAGAACTAGTCACTACAGGTGAAAAGGCAGGTCTTTGGGGAACTATTACCAATACAAACCTACAGATATTAGAGCAATTATCTACGGGTTATTTATCATCAGCACAACTAGCTTCTGGTGATTTAACATTAACCTTGGACCAAGGAGCAACGTCCAATGGTAAAAATATCTATATTAAATTAACAGGCACACTAGGTGCAAACAGAAGTATAACTATACCAGATAGCTCTGAAAGAGTTATTATATTTGAAGATGCAACAACTAGAGGATCTTCAGCTTTATATACAATTACAGTAAAAACTGTATCTGGATCAGGGGTTGTATTACCAATAGGATCTACATCTTTAGTATATTCTGATGGTACAAATGTTCATCTTGGCCTACAAAACAAAGGCTATGTAACATTAGATTCAGGTACTATCACAGCATATACATCTACAGATGGTGACCAGATCTTTGCTAATACTACATCAAACCCTATCACAGTAACATTACCAGCATCTCCAAGCGTTGGACAAGAGATTGTAATTATAGATGCTAGAGGTACTTTTGGATCTAACAATCTTACAGTTGCAAGAAATAGTTCAAACATAAACTCTGCTGCATCTAATCTTACTTTAAGCACTAATGGTCAAGCTGTAACTCTAGTGTTCATAGACTCAACAAGAGGCTGGTCATTCAAGACAAACACGGCGTAAGGAGCATGGACCATGGCCCTTATTGATTTTAAATTCAAACCAGGAATCGACAAGCAAAGCACAGAAGTCGGTGCTGAGAATCGTTGGGTTGATTCTGATAATGTTAGATTTAGATATGGCTTACCAGAAAAAGTTGGTGGCTGGTCTTCTCTAGTTACAGATTCTATTGTTGGTGTTGCTAGAAAACTTCACTCGTTTGTAGATCTTGAAGGTAATAGATACGTTGCAATAGGCACAGATAAATTTTTACTTATATACTTTGAAGGTAGATTGTATGATGTTACACCACTTGCAACTACAATATCAAGTGCAACATTCACATCAACAGGTAGCGTAACAATTACTATTACTACATCTGCAGATCATGGTTTAGAAATAGGAGACATAGTATTATTCGATAGTGTAACACTACCATCAGGTACAGGTAAATCTGCATCTGACTTTGAAGATAAATCTTTTCAAATCCTAACAGTTCCAACATCAAAAACATTTACTGTTAATTTTACCAGTACAGTTAGTGCTGCATCTGGTGGAAGCATAGATCTAAAACCGTATGAAAAAGTAGGACCCTCCGCTCAGTCTTACGGTTATGGATTTGGTATTGGTAATTATGGTGGTACTGTAACCGGTGTTATTTCAACAACTTTAAACGGATCGTTGGGCGCAAACACTACAGGAACGGGCGGAGGGGCTACTGTCACATTAACATCTACCACTGGTTTTCCAACAGGTGGTGGAACAGTAGCTGTTGCAAATGAGTTAATCACATACACAGGTATTAGTTCAAATGATTTAACAGGTATCACTAGAGGAGCGTTAGGTACAGCAACGTTTGGTACATCTAACGGACAAGCTCACAGCAGTGGTGCAACGGTAACAAACGCTACAACGTTTGCCGGATATGGTAACGCTGTAAATGCTGCAACGGTTACACTAGAGCCAGGACTTTGGTCACTAGATAACTTTGGACAAGTCCTTATTGCAACAATTGCAAACGGTAAAACATTTACATGGGATGCATCTATTACAGCTAAGTTTACAACAAGAGCATCAACTACGACATCTGGTTTTGCAACAGGAAACAATCCAACAGCAACAAGAGTTACATTAGTTTCACCAACAACAAGACACTTAATACACCTTGGAACAGAAACCACTATCGGCACATCTACAACACAGGACGATATGTTTATAAGATTCTCTGACCAAGAAGATATTAACACCTACGCACCATCTGCAATAAATACTGCAGGGACTTTGAGACTTCAAGATGGTACAAAAATTATGGGTGCTATAAAAGCAAAAGAAGTTATTTTAGTATGGACTGATAATGCTTTGTATACAATGAAATTTATTGGTGCTCCTTTTACATTTGGTTTGGAACAAGTTGGTACAAACTGTGGTTTGATAGGTAAGAATGCAGTGGTAGAAATAGATGGAGCTGCGTTCTGGTTGAGTCCTAAAGGTTTCTTTTTATTTGATGGTACAGTTAAATCTTTACCATGTACTGTTGAGGATTTTGTTTATGATAACTTTGATACTACAAAAGGACAACAGGTATCTGCAGGATTAAATAACTTGTTTACAGAAATTACTTGGTCTTATCCAGCACAAGGTTCTACGTTTAATGACAAGTATGTAGTATTTAATTACGCTGAATCTGGTGGTGTCCCTGGCGGTGTTTGGTACACAGGAACAGAAGCAAGAACAAGTTGGATGGATGCAACAGTATATAAAAACCCTTTTGCAACTAAATACAATAGTTCTGCAACAGGTACTTTTCCAGAAATTATAGGTGAGTCTGGTTTAGGTCAAAGTATTTTATTTGAACATGAAGTAGGAACAGATCAAATTAATCCAGACGGTACAACAACAACGGTACCATCTTTTATATCGTCTTATGATATAGATCTAGAAGCAAGAAGAACAGGATCAGATGGAAAAACTTCAGGTCCTAAAGTAGCTGGTGAAGTATTTTTAGCTATGAGAAGATTTATACCAGATTTTAAAACGTTAGAAGGTAATGCAAAAGTTAGTTTAAATGTAAAAAGGTACCCACAGCAAGCAGAGTC